CGTTGGCGTAAAGTAACCTTTGCAGCGACACCTTTTTCCTGAGTGCCTTGCGATTGCCTCACATTGAATCTTTATTTTTCCCAAGGTTTAATTCCATTTTTAATATTAAATTCTTTTTTCTTTTTGTATGCGAAGTTCTTTTCCTTTGTAATCTTCTTTAGTTCCCTTTGTATTATCTTGGGATCTACTAATTTTTTTTCACGAGCATTTTCCTTCTTTCTTTCAATAGCTAGTTTACAATAATAGACATTTTTAGTATCTGATTTAAGGTCAGGCAGGGGTAGAGTGGCTAATTCATTTATAGTATTTTCTTTATCACCTTTATTCTTACCAATTATTCTATCTATATTATTATTGTATATTGTTTCTTCTAATGTAGTCGTAAAACGACTATCTTGTGTAGGTTTAACGTCTATCTTAAATAATTTCTCAGCTTTTAAGAATACCTCATTTACAATATAAGTCTTACCAGATTTTCCCCTAAAAGATTTAACAACATTTAATTTATTAAGGGTGGATAAGCAGTTTTTGATCGTAGTCCTACATAAACCTGTGTCTTTGTGTATGGTTTCGTGCCTAAGTTTTGCCTCATATCCATTCTTTTTCCAAGCATACTTCATCACAGATAAAAATACATTTAAACAATGGGATTTATGTTCGCCATCTAACTTAGATAAATGGTGGTAAAGTTTATAGGTAATAAATAAAAAACCCCTACTTGTGTCCATATTTACATACCTTTTTGTGATTAGCTTGTAGGTCTAGCAAAATTGACACCCATTGTTGCTCGTTCATGACCTCAAACTCTGTCTCAGAGCTTGTTATACGCTTGATCCTGAAGGTTAGGGTAGTTGGGGTCAAATTTTTATAGAACACTAAAAAACAGGGTATATTTAAGCGACTAGCGACTATGTTTACCAAGGTGGTAGCCTTGTATTTCTGTCCTTTGTCATAACAAGTCTCAAGGATAGCAAGTGGCTCGTAACAATGTGGACAACATTCAATACTATCAATATCAATCATGGCAATATTGTCATATTTTCTATGCCAATCGTTATATACTCCATTGCTAAATGCAAAAGTCCAACGTGCCATTTAATATTTTAATTGTTGTTTTATAATTTGATTGAGAGCTGTTGTCCAAGGGTTAAAATTATAATCTACTTTACTACAACCTGTAAAGATTATTAACATAAATATTAAACAAAGTATTTTCATTTGTTTTTTAACACTAAAATTATATTATCTTTTAGTTCTATATCTTTTTCCAAAGCAAGTATTATATCAGATTGTTTTTGTATAAATTTTTTTTGGCGTTTGATTTCAGCTTGACATTTTTTCAGTTCATCAGGACAACCTATCTCTTCAAACATTTTATCGTGGGTCATTTTAATACTTCTATTTTTTTTACAACAGATCGTGGATATGTAGTGGTATTACCAACAGATAATTCACCATCATCATCAAAGCTATGCGAGGCAAATATAATTACTTTCTTTTGATCTTTATGTAATAAATAACCTGTGTCCTCACACCATGAATACATCTGATCCTTTGCTTTAGCAAGTGTAAGCCATTCTGGATTTGATACAATATCTTGCCAATATAATCTTACTCGTTTATATTTAAACTTATTTGGTTTCTTCATACTTCCACCACGCTTTATAAAGATCATCAAGCGTTACTTCTTTTTTTGTAACCTCTAGTATCTTCTTTACCATCTTTGGTTTGGGAAATCTTTTTTCTTTTGACTCCAAACAATATCGTTGTGAATTAGTCGCTGGATTTATGGATCTTATTCCAAGCATAGTGCCAAGTGTATAATGAGATATGCCTTGTTTCTTTCGCCATTCAGCTAGTGTCATTTTTCTCCTATTTGTTATACTTTAAGTATCTATATATCTTATATATTTTGTTTGACAATAGTTTATTTAATCTGTAAAACAAATCAAAAACAAATGAAAGAATATTTTAAAAATTTCAATGGGGGTCAAGGACTAGACCATTGGAGTCCTTCTTCAAGCCAAAACTTTACAAGGTTTGTGTTGAATTACTCTCTGCCTCAAGAATTGAGACGACTATTCTTGATCAGATACAAAGCTCCTTTCGGTAATTTAGTTAATAACACAACACAAAGATTAACTTGTGAGGTTTTGTTTGAGGGGGATAAAAAGATTACCCTCAAGAACAAAAATTATGACGATATATTTCAACAAGAATTAGATGAAATAAATAAGAACACACCACCAGTAGATGACAAAGATAAACTAGCAAGAGAACTTATGGTTAGCTTTGCACACCCAACAATTAATAATATGCAGAAAGCTGTCAAAGAAATATTTGGTAATGAAAAGTTAGTCGCTGAAAGATATGTGTCTGCCAAACATAACGATATGGTCATAGATATTATTGGTCGTATAGATTATGAAAGTAATAATTCAATAGGAGAAGCTAAGACTAAACCACCTACAATAAAAAAGAAGAGAGGCAAAGATGAATACTACATGGCATCAACACAACTTCCAACAGATCCTGATCCAATGCACATAACTCAACTTGCTTTCTATTATCACTGCACAAAAAGAAAACCATTTTTATTTTATGTAAATGAAAACGAATACACAATCTTTGATGATACACACGATATGTTAAAAAATGATTATTTAGAATACCAATATGATTTACTCACACAAAGACTAAAAGCATGGGAACAACTAATTATATTTTGTAAAGGCGATATTAAAAAGCTATCTGCCTTTGCTGAACCACCAGAATTAAATCACCCTTTTTATTATAGGGATTTAATAGACGATCAAAAAAAACAAATCAAAAACTTATGGGGGTTAGAAACATGAAAGGACAAAAAGAGTACCAACAACAAGTTAAAAATTTAGAAAGGGAAAATAATAGTTTGTTAAAACAAATTGAATTTCTTTTAACTAAAGGAACATCTGAATTTTTATCTAACACAAGAGCTTTAATAGAAAAAAATAAACAAGAAATTATTAAAGCTAAAGAGATGATCGCATATTGGAATAGAAAAAATAGTGAAAAAAAATCAATGAAAAGATTAAATTCTATTGGTTCTAGTTCTGGTATGTTTGTAAGCAAAAGAAGAAAACATCAATATCAAGAACCTATTGATAAAGTTGCTTATAGAGTATGTGATAAAGAATCTTATTTAAAAAAAATAGGATATAAAAAAATAAACTAAAGGAGAAAATATGAAAACAAATATATATCAAAAACTACACACAGCAGCTTGTCAAGCAAGTGGGGTAGTCAAAGGCAAGAAAGTACCAGGTATGCAGTTCAACCCATTGCTCCACGATAGTGTTCAGATTGTGGCAATGGAAGCATTATTAAATAATGGATTGTATCCTGTTTGTAATTACACCAATACCATTCACGAAAACTTTATTGTTGTTACTTGTTCAATGAGAATACATGACATTGAAAATCCTGACAGCTATGTTGATGTCAATGGGTGTAGTGCAATGGGAAACTTAGATAAGTTTGGTACAGGTAATGGTATGAGCTATGCAAAGAAGTATGCTTACCTAAATGCTTTACATTTAAAAACAGGTTTAGATAATGAAGATGGCTACAATGCTAAACCTTTTAACAATATTCCACAATCAAGTGGTACAAAACATGATAATGATCATGTCATGGTAGTAGATAATATCAAAAATGATATTAAAAATGCAAAAACTATTTATGAGCTAAGGAAACTTAGAAATTATAAATACAAAGACGCATTTAATATTGCTATGAAAAACCACCTTAGAGTTTATAGACAATTAGATGATCTATATGGCACTAAGGAAACACAACTAAATACACAAGGAGTAGTATGATGGAAAACTCGAAGATATATATAAAACTTCAGCATAACCAAGACAAGCAGCAAGGAGACAATAGACCTATATTTGTTGCACCAATAAATCCAAAATCACCAGAGGGTAAAACCTGGAGACTTGGTGTAAAGATTGGAGATAATTGGTACAATCAAGCAGGATTTGAGGATCTTGACGAACAAGGTAATCCCACAGGAATTATCAATGTTGTCTTGACACCATCAAATACTGGTTCAGGATCTGCCAAGCCGAGAGGACAGCAGTCATCTTTTGCACCAAACAAGTTTGCAAAAGGTCAAGGATCAGGTTATAACAAACCTAACTACAAATATTAATTTGTAGTTTATGGTGTGGCGGAGGTTTTTTTCAGAGCAGCGAATCATATTGTCATTCCCTTTCTTGACAATGCTCCCTCTTTATTTGTTTTCTTCCGCCATGCCTTCTAAATAAATGACAACAGAATTTGCATTAGGAATGTTTGGCTACAATATGATCTGTCTAATGATAGGTTTAACCATAGTTTATTTTATTCTTAAAAATTTAAAATGAAAATCACAGACATAGATAAGGAAATAAAGAAGAGGATTGTAGCTGATAGACAAAAAGAATATGGCGATTACCAATACAATTTTACTATACTTGCAGAGCTTTTTACCTTAATATTAGCACCCAATTTGAAAAAAAAATTAAAGCCATACCAGGTAGGTCAGCTCATGATGACACTCAAATTATTCAGAAGTACCAAGGGTTATAAGGCAGATAACTATCACGATCTGTCTATCTATAATGATATGACTTTTGACCTACACAAAAAAGATATAGACAAAAATGATAAAAACCGATAAGTATATCAGAATTAAATCTGGCGAAGCTAACTTCCAGTTAGTTGAAAGATTTGATGATGTAAAGAAAGCTGCCGACCCCAACGCACAAGGGGAAGTTGTAGAATGTAAAGTCGAGAATATTAAATTAGATTTTACCAAAGTAAAAAAGGAGAAAGATGGAAGAGCTAAAAACTCGCCTTCAGAAGTACAGGGATCTTCAAGCGAAGAAACACGAGAAGTACCTGGAAGCAAAGCAAAAGGTATATAAGTATCAAAAAGATTCTTATAGATTGCTTTGGAAAATAGAGAAGGCACAAGAAGAATTAATGAGAGCATAGATCATTAATTCACATTGCTAAAAAAAACAAAAAAAAGTGTAGGGGATTTATGTCTTTAATTAATCAAGAGTTTCAAAAACATATTAAAAAAATAAATAACAACGATTTTATTTACAAACATAAGATTGCTTTTTATTTATTATCAGAACAACAATACAAACTATATGAAGAAGGATTTAAAAAAGGTTTTGAATTAGCACAACAAAAAATATCAAATCATAACATATTACCTATCAGCACAGAGAGAAAGATAATTGGTTATCAATTTAAAAAACCAAAAAAGACAGAGATAGACTCTGTCATTAACAAAGTTTGTATTATGTATGAGGTAAGTAAGAAAGAATTATTTACTAAAACTAGAACCAGAGATATTGTCAGAGCTAGAAATATTATTCACAATATACTAAATGAAAAATATAAGATGAGTTTGACAGAGATTGGTAGAATTTTTAAACAAGATCATACAACAGTTTTAAACTCTATTCAAATGAAACAAAGAAGAGAACACTATTGGTATGACAATCAAACAATATGGCAAGAGTTTGACGAACTAATTAAGTCCTAGCGTAGTTAGGTCTTTGACCTTTTCTTGGTCTTCTCTCAGCAGTTTTCTTTCTTGATACAGCAGCACGTCTTTGTGCAGGTGTCATGGCTCTAGCTTTTGCAGCAGGTACACACTTAGGATAGTTCTTTCTTTTCTCTCCTTTGCTTCTACCGCACTTTGGAAAGCCACCACCTTTTTTAGGATTAGCAATGTCTACCCAATTAGCTTTGACCCAAGCTCGTAAACCTTTTGACATTATCTTTTCTTTTTCTTTTTCTTTTTGCCACCTGGTGTGATCTTACCAGAGCAGACAGCAGAGGCATACATATTAGCATACGCTGATGGGTATACTTTAAATTTTCTTTTCGCTGCTGCCTTACCTCTTGGACAAAGTTTAGCCATGTCTTTTTTGTACTGCAAATTTTGCCATCTTCACAGCTCCTTTGTGTGGTTTGTATGTACCCTTCATCAGTTTATATGAGCTACCTTTTTTCATCCAATGAAAACCTTTTGGTGCTTTTACTGATTTAGTTGTCATACTCTTCTTTTCTTTTTACCTTTTCTTAACTTTGCAAAGTCAGCTCCTGTGATCCTATCTCTAGGTTCAGCAACACGAGCAATCTTCATTTGTTTTTTACTATACTTTTTTCTACCTTTACCTGGCATTAGTACATTCTCCCTTTTGCTTTTTTAGCTTTCTTCATTTTCTTTGCCTTTTTTTTCATAGGCTTTTTCATTTTTTTTCCATAGTGTCCTGGCATTGTTTCTCCTTTAAGTTACAATATTTATCAAAACAAGAACCATCTTTACCATCATGGC